AACACGGTGTGCGAGTCGTTCGGTGTGGTGCAGTACAGAACGAAATAACACTTAGCCCACTCGATGCTGCTGTACGTTCCGCCACCGTTCGGTGTGAGCGCTCCGTCATAGTTCGAGAGCCTGAACATTGCTTCGCCAGTGCCGAGCATCGCTGGTTTCGCTACCTGCCGAACGTCGAACCCTTGCATCCTGTCCGTGAAGTCAATGAACGACGATGTGTCGCTGTTCCACAGGTTGAGTTGCCAGGTGATGCTCACAGCACGCCGGCTCCTGCGACCTCGTAGTTTGCTACGCCTCTGCGTGCGTTGGTCTGTCGTTGGCTTTCAAGTACCTCTTGTGGGGTGGTGCCAGGAGGCATGATGATGTTGTACTGGTCGCCAACCATGCCGTCTTCACGGCCGGTGAACAGGTCTTGCTGGAGGTTCGGCACACCGAAGCCCATGTTGAACATGTCCTCGTAGGTGGATGGCACTTCAAGGACTCCGCCGAGGTCTACGAGTTGCGTCATGATCGTCCAGGCACGTTCCAAGTCCATGGTGTCGATGTTGATTTTGAGCGCTTCGAAGAATGCGTCGGACAGGTCGTCTCGTTCTTCTCGGAGGGTGCGGAGCGCTTCGTAGGCTTCGTTCTGTGCGTCCTCAAACTCTTCGGTGCCTTCCGCAGCACCACTAAACCGTTTCTGTATTTCTTGCAAGTCTTCGATGAACTTGTCTGTGGCCTCTTTTTGATCGAGGGTGTCAAAGAATTTGTCGAGCCGTGTGGTGGCTGTTTCGATGCCTTCGTTCAACGGGTCGAATGCTCTGTCAATGGAGCCGAGCGTTGTTTCGAGTTTGTCGCCTTCTTTGCGAACCTTACTGATCGACGTTTCGAACCTGCCCATCGGCTCTCGCCCAGCGTCCACAGCGTCTTTCGCTGCGAGCGCCTGCCCAACGAACTCGCCCATGCGGCCTGCTGCCTCTTCAGCGGACTCACCGAGATGGCTTAGCTCAGGGATGTCGACGAACGGGATCGCATTGAGTAGCTCGATGACCATGTTGAGGCCGTCAATCATTTTGTTAAGCACATACCGGATGCCGTCCCACGCTCGGTCAAACGCAATCTTCATGCCTCGGATTGCTAGGCCGATGATGTCAAACTTCTTTTGCAACACAATGAAGGCCGCTACAAGCGCCGCTACGGCCGCAACGATGAGCACAATAGGGTTAAGGGCCAGAACGGCGTTGAAAGCCAGCGTGACCCCCTTAGCGACGAGCACAGCGGCTTTGTACGCTTTCATGGCCACGTTTGTCGCCACAATGGCTGCTGCGACGGTTCCGATCGCTATTCCGAGGCCGATCACGACGTTCGTGTGTTCGCCCATAAACGTGAACAGTTCGATCAGCACTGGGACGACGGCTTCGACCAGAGGTAGCAGCGCCATGCCGATCTGCTCCGACATCTGGGAGAACCCGACCTTGAGTTTGTCTGTCGAATTAGCGGTCGCCTCTGCGGTGCCACCTACCTGTTTCTCGATGGCTTTCAGGATCATGTCCTGCGCTTCGAACTGCTTGCCTGATTCGACGAGCGTTTTGATTAGCTCTTTCTCGGTTTCGGTGAACGTCACGCCAGACCTGGAAAGCGCTGACAAGCCTGTGATCGGGTCGTTTAGGGCTTTGCCTAACTGGATAGCGTTTGTCTCCACAGAACCGAAACCAGCGGCCGCTAGATCGATTGTGAGTTGTGTAGCTCGATCGAAAGCGCCACCCATCTCGTCAGCGCTCTTTGCGATGTTCCCGAACGTCAACAGCGTCGCCTGACCCTGTTTAATCATGTTCTGATCGACACCGGTCAACCTGGCTGTCGCCTCGGATTGTTTCACCAGTTTTTTGGTGACCTCCTCGGACGCTTCACCAAACAGCCCCATCGAATCAGCGACCTGCCGGATGCGTGCATTAGACGTTGCCGCTTCCTCGCCGGCGTTCACAAATTTTGTGGCTGCTGCTCCTAGCCCAGCCAGCGCTGCGGTGGCCGGCAGAAACGCTTTCTTCATTGCGAAAGAGAACTTTTGGCCGGTGGTCTCCAGCCGTTTGAACTCTCGGATGGCGTGGTCTATGCCCTTCGGCTTGAACTCTGTAACTAAGGGGATGCGTGCCATTAGAACCGATCAACTTTCTTCTCTAGCTCTTCCGACCAGCGCTCAATGACCTTCTGAAGTTCCCTGTTCAGTTTCGGGATGTTCATCTCTACAGCCGGCCACAGGAACCGTGGCGAGTCTTCGTGTTTGTCCTCGAGTGCTGCGAGGAAACGGTCGCCAGCATCTGAGCTAGTGATGTCGCCTTGCCGGTGCCGGCCGGCGTTCTCGTAGATCGCTGCGGCAGGGTCTTTCGATTCGAGCGCCATAAGGTTGATCACGTGCACACCTTTCCGTGCGCCAGTGTTTGTGGTGATACGGATACCGCTCTTCGCTTTGCGTGTCCACGATCTATCACGGCCACGATTATTCCATGCACCCCAGCCCGACAGCGGTGACGGTTGCGGCAAAAGGCTGCGAGCCTCGTCGACGAGAGGTTTACCGGCCTGCCGCATTTCTCGTGGCAGTTGTTTGGCTAGCTCCGGCTCAACCTTGCGCAACACTTTGACCAGTTCGGCGATGCCTTCGGTCTTAATGTCTATGCCGTTGAGCACGGTTCCTCTCTTTCGCTACGTCGCTCACTGTGATCAGGTCTTTAGTGTCGAACTCTATTTGTGGAGGCCACCAGCCGACGGCCAGCAGAAGTTCTGCTAGCGCTCGTCGGTGGGTGCCTCGTTCGTAGGGCGTTCGGCATCGTCTCCTCCGACCACCTCTAGGTTGACCACCTTTTTGATGAAGTCGTCAAACACTGCCGGCACCACAATGCTGTTTTGCTTTGAGGCTTCGTAGGCGAGGAAGGCAAGGTCTTCCATCCCTATGCCTTGTGTGCCCATGTTGCTGGCTTTGCTTTTGAACTTGCGTTCCCACGAAACCATTGTGAACAGGTTGGTGGTCACCTGGTAGGTCTCGTCGGTTGTTGTCACCTGGATTGTTAGTTGCATCGTCGGCTCTGCTTTCTAACTCAGGATGTGGCTCGGACGTAGGTGCCGCCGGTGAAGGTGAGGTCGATCGTCTGGAGCGCTCCGAGCGAACCGTTGATCGGCGTGATGCTGGCGAGATACATGTCCGAGAATGTGTAACTCGGGTTGTCTGCCGTTGCGGTGGTGCTGCTGGTGGCGTAAATCTCGACCGAGGTGTTTGTCCCTACGAGGGATGCCAAATTCTCTTCGACTTCACTTGCGCCGTATGAAAGCATGAGGGTGCATGTCACCTCGTGGTTGCCGAGGCCGGCCGTGTACTTACGTGCCCCATCGGCGAACGACGTTGCCTCCAACTGTTCGAAGTTGATGGTGACGACTGCGGAGGTTGCCTGATCCGAGTAGTCGACCGAGTTGATGAGCAGAGCCGGTTGGCTCAGCACGGTGGTTGTTGCCATTGCTAGTTTCTCCTTGTTGAGAGTCTGACCGTGAGGTCGTATGCGGGAATTGTTTGGTCTCCAATTATTGCGCTGGAGGGTCGCACGTCGATGATGCCTTCCACGTTTTGGTGGACGACGTTGGCCTGGGTGAGCAGGTAGTCCGACGCATCGCTGTTAGCCGCTCCTCCTGCGAGGATGCGGCACACGATTGTTACGTCAACGATGTTGCTGTTGAACGCTGTTGCTGTTGGTACTTCGACGAATACCGACATCGGTCTGGCGTTGCGTGGGTCTTTTACGACGACCATTCCTGCGTCCGCTAGGCGGGTGCAGACGTTGTCGTATGCCTCTGCGAGGATGCCTGTCGCTGCCATTAGCCCACCTGCGGTCGGTTAATACCCAGTAGCTGCAAGATGCGTCCGAACGATCCGAACGGTGTAGCGCCACCTAACTGGTCGAACGATTGGAACGAGTCCACACTGCCACGCTCCCTGTACAGGCTCGCCGCATAGAGCGTCGTTCCTAACGTGACCGCACCGTTAGGCGATGCGTCTGCGTTGTCGTGGTAGCCGGCCTCGTAGCGCCGTCTGTAGGCGAACACGTTTGCTGCGCTAACGCACGTGGCTATGTAGGCCGTGTCGTTTGCCGTGGCGACTGAGATACCGAGGAACTCTTCAACGTCTGAGCTAGTAATCCAGGTCGGTTCGGGTTCCCACCGTATTTCGCCGCTGTCTACTCCGTAGGCCAGGTCGTCCCCAGCGTTAGGGAAGATGATTTGGTTCGGCCTGTAAACGTTGTAGTCGAAGACAAGTTCGCCTTCGTCGGTGACTCGCAGTAGCTCGTAATCGACGAGCGACCACACTTTCTGCTGGTTGCCGTCTAAGCCTCGGGTGCTGTTGACGACGTTGATGCTGTTGCCGAGCGGTATGGCTGGCAGCGCTTCAAGGGTCTGGAGCACGCCATAGCCGTCGACTCTCGACGATTGCGTGATGTCATATGTGGTCATGACGTGCTCCTTCCCTTATGCGTCGATCAGACGAAAGCGGCCTTGACGTAGCGGCTGCTGTCCAACATGAGGGTGGCGAAGTATCCGAGCCATGAAATGTCGGTGCCTCTGATCTGTGCGTTTTGCACTCGGAGGAAACCTTTCTGCTGCTCGAAGATTTCGAACCCAACGGTGTCGCCGAGGATCATTGTTCCGTTGCCGGTGTTGTCGAAGTTGGTGTCGACAACCACCCGCAAGCCGAACGCTGTCATCTGTGCGCTTCCTGGGGTCATTGAGCCGAATGCATTCATCGGTGAAACCATTGGGAACAGCGGCCGGCCTGAGCCGTCCTCGAGTTTCCCGAGGGCTTCCCAGTTCGCTGCGGAGAGGAACAGGTGGGTGGGGAGGTGCCCTCCGTTACCTACGCCGGTGAGGATGTCGCCGGCTGCGCCGTACAACCAGGTGAGCCATTCGGTGGGGTCTCCGATGCTGGCTGCGGTGAAGTTGCTGGTCGTTGTAGCGCCGGCCACAAGGGCGTCTGCTGCGACGTTGTCGGTGGTCTGGCTGTACACCCGACCCATATCGCTAAGGATAAGCCCGATAATTTCCGGCGATGACCAGTCGGCAACTTGTTCTGAGACGGTGACGTAGCCGCCATAGCTGGCCTTCGTTACCTGGTTCTCTTGCACCTGGAACTCGCCGGCCTGGAGCGTGGCTAGCTCAGAACTCTGTGCGGCCATCGAGGTGTGGGTGCTAACGCTTGGCCGGATGAACACCTTCCCTGATCCAGGCATACCTTTAGCGCCGAACGCATCGACGACTGGGCGCTGGGCGAGATAGTTGTTGTACACCTCGCCGACGATTGGCTCTGGGAGCACTCCGTCGTTCGAGTCGGTGCTTACGTCTGGCGCTGCCGCCATGATTTGTTCGTTCATAAGGTTCCAGCGGTGGCCACCTTCGATCGCTGCTGCGACCCATTCGGTAGCGCCTGGAAGCGTGAACTTCTTTGGCTGTGCAAAGAGGGTTGGGGTTGGGGTCGGCTCGGCTGCTGCTTCCACGACCTCTGGGGTTTCTTCTGTCATAGGTTCTTCCTCCTCGGAAGTGGTTGGTGTTTCGGTGTCGGCTTCCTCATCCTCAGCGGATGCGGCTATTTCGGTTATGCGAGCCGCTTGGAAGGCGGGTTCGCTAACGATCGATAACTCTTTCCAGTTCGCTGCTTTAACGACGGTGGTGCGGCCGTCCTGCTCAACGTCTGTCGGTTCGATACCGATGCTGACGCTGTCGTAGGCACCCATCTTGAGTAGCTCAACGATGTCGTCTGCGTCTCGGGTGCGTGCCAGGGTCGCTTGAAACAGCATGCCGTCTGGCGTTTCTTCTCTGGCCGTAACCATGCCGACGATGCGGCCGCTGTCGTGCTCGGCAAGCAAACGTGGCGCTGCGCCTTCGGTTGGTAGTGCGCCGGCCTCGATGCGGACGTTCACACCTGTGGAGGTGTTGGCGTTCACACCGTATGGGACTGCGATGCCGCTAATGGTGCGTGGTGCGTCACCGGCGGCTGCGTCCAGGCTGATGCCCTGGG